CCGCTTTTGAATTCCTTTACCGTCTCGGATTGCCCATCGTCGGCAAAAAGAATAGCCTCATTCAATTCAACAGACAAATCAGCAGAGATCGCCTTTGCAAGTTGAACGGGTTTCCCGTATGTTTCATTGCCGTTTTTGTCTTCGGTAATAGGTGCATAAACAAGTTTATCTAAACCAATTGTTGCCATTTTATTTATTCCTCCAATTCATAATTCTTGGCTATCTCCACCACATAGTGAAAATAGTCTGTTTCAGTTTCATAACCGATGTATCTGCGGTCGGTTATTGTAAATTCCGCATTTAATAGTTTCTTTACTATTTGATTTGCTAGTTTCCTGTAATTGCCTTTTGTGTAAATTGAAATCCTCAGTTCTTGTACCTCGGCATTAGGAGTATTGTCTGCGTGCAATTCAAAATTATCAGCCAAAGGAACAAGAACAATATAAGTGTCTGTTGCCGTCCCTTTATACACTCCAGTTGCTATAGGATAGTTAAAAGAATTTAGCAGTTCTTTTGTTTCAGACAAGATACTCATAGTTTATCTATCTCCTCTTCCAGCTTTTGTGTCATTGCCTCGATACACGCTTTCTTCGACTGCCTTTTTGCGGATTTCAAGAATGGTTTCGCAGGCTGGCCGTGTTTGCCGTACTCGATAATATTGGCTATCATCGCATTTGACTTTCCGTCCGATCTAGGCTCGGCAAACCCAACCTTAATATTGTGGTTTCCGTCTTTGCCTAAAAGAACCTTACTCAAACCCAATGAACCTAAAAGCTCGCCTGTAGATTCGCCGCTTAACACGCTTTGCAAATTGCTTCTGACCTTATCAAGGACAATCGCACCGCCAGTTTCAAGTACCGCTTCGCTAACGTCATCCATCCTATTTCCTAGCTTTGAGAGTTTCTTAAGCAGATTTTCTGGAAGCTTACAAGTACAATTAGCCATTTGATGCCCCTTTCACATCTTCGACTGACAAAATGTCGTATTCCTCGTCTTCGAAAATGATATATTGCTTAGTCGTCACCTTGATGTTTGGTATTTTCCTGAAGCGAAAGAGTTCGGTAGCCTCGCTAAAAGCCGCCAAATTCGCCCAACGTTCGCTTCCGTGCCGTCCTTCAACAAACACTCGAATGTCTGCCAAAATCGCCACACGTTGCGCAGAAAAGCCCTCAGAATCGGTCACAAAAGTTTTCTCACACAGCTTTGCAGGTTTATTCATAAGTCCTAGTCCCATGCTTACACCTTCCAATTCCTATCCATTCTAAGTAGCAAATTCACCGTCTTCCAGACTTGGTCCGACGCATCTGTCGAGTTTGCAAAAAAGCCGCCTGTGCTACCATCACGCGATTCATAAAAATGCGATGCAAGCATAACTATTGCCTGCACCGTAGTCGCGGACATCGGCATGACGTTGTAGGTGCCTTCCGTTATGTGCTGATAGCTCTCCGCATAGGAGATGGCGGCATTTATGAAACTAAGAATAAGACTGTCATCGTCGTTGAATGTTATGATTAAATTCTCTTTCACCTTTGTAAGTAGTTCATTAGCTGTCATATATGCCGCCTCCTATTTGTTGTTATTCCTTTTGAGCAAGAACCTTGATTGCTTCAGGAAGGATAAGTTTGCCATCCACTCTTTGTGTGGCCACAAAGCCTACTTGACCTGTTGCAGCATATAGCTCATTAAGGCGTTTGAAACTACGAGATTGTCTATCTGCGATCCAGTAATAAGAAAAATCGCCGAATGCGATTGTCTTTGCACCAGCGGCAATAGTTGGAACATAGCTTGAAGTAAATACAGGTCTGCCCAAGATAGTGTCAGGCGTATTTGCTGTAAGTGCAGGTTGCCACAAGTAGTTACCGTTGTTGTCTTTTAGTTTTCTAATCGCCTTAATTGTTGCGTCGTTAAGAACCCATACCGCTTTCTTTCTATACGGTGCCTTAAGCGAATAGAAAAGGTCGATAAGCTCGTCCGCGGTAATCGAAGTGGCGTTTCCAATAGTTACGCCGACCTCTGCACCACCAGTAGTATTGAAAATACCGATAGGCTTTCCAGCACCATCGCCATTGAAGAACGCATCTTCTTCTTTGCTGCCGATTCGTCTTGCGAATTCCTTAGAAATGTAAGACTCGATGTCAAATACAGAATCGTTTAAAAGTTCTTCAGAGACTTTAATCAAAGTTCCAAGCTTGTATGCGCCAATGGAAACTTGAGAGAAAGAATCGTCGCTTTCGTTAATGGTTCCTTCTTCGTCTACCCAAGAGGCAGTGCCTTTGGTCGCAACAACAGGAATTTTTCTGTCGCCAGAAGATGTGGTGATTACCTTTGCGATTCGTCTAAAGATGTTTTCTTCTTCCAAACCTTCAACGAGTGTTTTTTCATATTCGTCAGGGACAAGATATCCGCCTTCGGAATCAGAGCCGATTTGAAGAGCGTTCAAAACTTCAGGTCTGATGGCTTTCGCCCTCATGGCGTTCCAGAAAGACTTTTTATAAGCATTGGATTTACGACCTGTTTTTTCCTCGTCCTCTTTAGCTGTCATAGGCTTGGCTGTCAAAGGAGTCGACACAGGCTTATTAAGCTCTGCCTCGATTGCATCTCTACGTTCCATGCGCTTGATTTCATTGGTATATGTTTCAAGCTCTTTTTCCATCTTGGTGTAAATGGCATCGTCTTCTTCGTTAAGTACACCTTGTTCGTTTCTGTGGGAGTCAAGGAAATTTTCCATTGCGCTCCAGGTTTTAGCACGTTTTTCACGTAATTCAGTAATAGTCATATTTTTTCCTCCATTAAATTAATTTTTTGATTTGATTGAGCTTTTCTTTTAGCTCAGCTATGCTTCGGCCTTTGCTATTAGGCTTTGCTTTTGTTTCTTTGCTTGTGATTTTATTAAGCAATTTTTCTGCAAACACATGCTCTTGGAACTCAAAGCCTTTGCCAGCGTCCTTTTTCTTCTCGTCTTCGAGTATTTCGTCGGCAAAGCCTAGTTCAATAGCTTTGTTTGCATTCATCCATGTAACCGCGTCCATCATGTGACTTAACACAGCTCTAGAAAGCCCTGTCTTGATTTCATAGGCATTTATAATCGATTCTTTTACTTCGTTCAGCACTTCAATCGTCTTACTCATGTCCCTATGGTCACCATTGGCACTAGTTGATGGATTGTGGATCATAATCAGTGCGGTTGGCGCAATGACGACTTTGGTTCCAGCCATAGCGATTACGCTGGCTGCACTAGCAGCAATCCCATCGATTTTCACTGTGACTTCGCCTTTGTAATCCATCAGCATTGAGTAAATCTGAGAAGCCGCTATGCAATCGCCGCCAGGGCTGTTGATCCAAATGGTAATAGGGCCAGTCCCAGAATATAGTTCTTCCTTGAACATTCGCGGCGTGATATCGTCGTCGAACCATGACTCTTCCGCTATCGTTCCGTTAAGTTCTAGAACTCTTTCTTCCGCTTCGGCCTGATTTTTCCATTTCCAAAACTTCTTCATCGGTTTTATCCTCCTTTTCTATATTTGCATAAGCACCTGCTTTATTAAGCGGTAGCATATTGCCGTTTATTAGGTATAAGTCGCCACCATCTTCGGCAGGTATCTTATCCAAGTTTTCAAGCTCTCGTATATCGTTTGCGGACATCCATCCGTTTTGCCTTGCCGTGGCATAACCACTCATACGAGATTCGTAATCGCCTCTAAGCAACCCCTCGAGATTGAACTTAAAGAAATACTTTCGTTTTTCGTCTTCCAAGAACTGCGCCTGTTCGGGCGATATTGAAATCGGCGTGTACTTCATTCCTTCTTCCAGTACCGCGACCTTTCCAGAATTTGCAGAACCGCCAAAGGTAGAATTCCAATTTTCTCTTAGCCTTGAAGGATCTTTAATCGTTCCTGGATGCTCAAGCACGCCACTCGGAGCCGCGCCGTTAGCGAAAAACTTTGCACCATATTCCTCGGTGGCGATCGCTAGTCCTATTGCGTTTTTAGCCATCGCTATCGGCGAGTAACCAACAAGCCCATCAAAGCCAAGTCCTGGAATATGCAGAACATCTCTCGGCGTTAAATACACTCTTGCGCCTTCCATAGTTTTTGCCTCTTCGGAGCTTCTTGTGTATATGTAGTAAAGTTCGCCGTTTTCGTCTCTGTCTACTTGCATCTTGTTCGGCATCAGCGGATAAAGGGCTACAACCTCGCCTTTGCCATTTCTTATGATTTGAGCATAAGCATTTCCCCATAAAAGCAAATGAGTCATAAGTGTTTCTCTAAAAATGAATGAGCTCATTTCCTTGTTTGGTTCGTCATGAAGTAAATGATATAGGTTGGTGTCTATTGCTCTTTCCTTTCCGCCATCTTCTTTATATCGGTAAAGGTGCAACGGAAGACCTGCCACCGCCTCCGCTAGAATTCTTACGCAAGAATAAACAGCGGTCATTTGCATCGCGCTTCTTTCGTTGACATTTTTACCAGCCGAAGAACCGCCCATATAAAACGAATACGAACTTCCTACAGTCCTATTGTCTACTTTGGGGTGATCTCTTGATTTAAATAGTTTGTTTATAAGTCCCATGTTGACCTCCTATAGAATTAAAAGACCTCTTGAATCGTAAACCGAATCAGAAGTCTCTCCTTTATTTCTTATTGCCCTATCAAGTGCCATAACAGTCGCTACGCTGCCGTCAATCTTCTCAGTGGATTTTGATTTATCCATTTTTATATTTCCTGCAGGATCTGTTCGAACACACACATTGTCCATCATCCATCTGAGCACTGGATGTCCGTTATGCCTTAATGTTTTGCTAAGAACCAAGTTCATAAGCTCTTTTGTTGGTGGGCTCATATCCTTAAAGCCCTGACCAAACGGAACAACCGTGAATCCAAGGCCATCGAGGTTTTGCACGAGCATTGTTGCTCCCCACCTATCAAACGCTATTTCCTTTATGTTGTATTTTTTGCCAAGTTCTTCTATGAAGCTCTCGATGTAGGCATAATGAATTACATTGCCTTCGGTCGTCTCAATGAAGCCTTGTCTTTCCCATAAATCATACGGAACATGGTCTTTATTGACTCTTGCTTCCATATTTTCTTCAGGTATCCAAAAATAAGGAAGAACATAATAATGCTCGTCTTCTTCAGTAGGCGGAAACACCAGAACGAAAGCCGTGATATCCGTTGTTGAAGACAAGTCAAGACCGCCATAGCAAACACGGCCTTCCAGATCTTCAGGGTTAAAATCAAACACGCAGGCGTCCCACTTTTCCATAGGCATCCACCTTACTGCTTGCTTCACCCATTGATTAAGCCTTAGCTGCCTGAATGAGTTTTCTTCCGCAGGATTTTGTTTTGCGCTCTCACATGCAGCTTTGACTTTGTCTATTCCAACCGTTATGCCAAGCGACGGATTTGCTTTTTTCCAAACCTTCGGATCGGTCCAATCGTCGTCAACTTCTGCGCCGAAAATAACTGGATAGAATATTGGGTCATGTTTTCTTCCTTCAAGGATATCCTTTGCCTTTTGGTGTGTTTCATAGCATATGGATTTGGTGTCTGTTCCTGCCGTTGTTATAAGGAAATACAAAGGTTGCATTCTTGCATCGCCAGATCCCTTTGTCATAACGTCAAATAGTTTTCTGTTTGGTTGTGTATGAAGTTCATCGAAAACTACTCCGTGGATATTGAAGCCGTGCTTTGAATAAGCCTCGGCTGACAGTACCTGATAAAAGCTATTAGTCGGCAGATAGACGATTCGCTTGGTTGCGGATAGTATTTTGCATCTCTTGTTAAGCGCAGGGCACATTCGTATCATATCCGCCGCAACCTCGAACACGATGCTCGCTTGTTGTCTATCGGCTGCGCACCCATAAACTTCCGCTCGTTCTTCGCCATCGCCACAGGTTAAAAGCAATGCAACTGCTGCCGCTAGTTCTGACTTTCCCTGTTTCTTAGGTATCTCGATATAAGCAGTATTAAATTGCCTGTAGCCATTTGGCTTCAACGTTCCGAACACGTCTCTTATAATTTGTTCTTGCCAATCTATAAGTTCAAACGGCTCGCCTGCCCATGTGCCTTTAGTGTGGCATAGGCACTCAATAAAATTGACGGCATAATCTGCAGCATTTTTATCGTAGGTGGAGTGCCGACCGCTAAGCCGACTTTACTTTTTTATTCTTCTTCAATCTTTGGTATCGTTTCGATTATCTTGTTAATCTCGTCTTCCTTGATACCTAAGCTTTCAAGTGCCTCTCTCGTGCCACACGTTGGGCAAATTTGCGTTTTGTTGTCCACCCTTGAAATAGCAGAGGGAGCCTTGTAATGTTTTCCACACTTAGGACATATTTTAAATTCATTTGTTGTTGATTCCATGTTTTACCTCCATGCTTTTCTTTAATGCGTCTTCTAAGTATTTGCAGCTAAAGCCAAAGGTTTTATATCCTTCCAAGCAAACCTGTAAATACTCTTTTGAAGGAATGCCTAAGCACCTATCCTCATGCATGATATAAACGAATGCCTTAGCACGATGCGGCAGTTTCCTTTTAATGGAAATGAAGTCAATCTCAATTTCTTTTTTATAGTAGAAAGACGGATATCCTTCGTATCTGTCTAAGGCTCGTTCGTGA